ATAGACGGAGGGTTATGACACTACTTCAACAAAAGAAGTTAAGAAGAACACTAACGAAAATAATAAGAAACAAGAAGAAACTTAAATTATATTTACTGAATTTACATTGGTTAAGAATAAAGAAACAAAAAGAACGAAGAAGAAAGAAAACATTGATTAAACTGTATAAAATGAGAAGAATCCACATGATGAAGTCAATGCTAAGATCAGCATAAGAATAAATATAGATAGGTTACTGATAAGTTAAAATAGTATAAAGACGTTATATCGGCGTACACCTAAATAGGAAAAATAAACTTATATTAACCAACTAAATAGTAAGACATGTCAGACAATCAACACACAGATATAAGGGTTCAATTAGAATCCTTACGTAAAGATATAGAAAACTCAACAAGTATTCAAAGTCGTTTAGATACGGCGATTGATAAACTTACAGATGTTTCTACTTCTATCAAATCTATGTTGGCAGTCCATGAAGAAAAAATACAAAGACAAGAACAAGTAGATGATATACTATTTGATAAGTTAAAAGCAAGACAAGATGAGATAACTCATATTCAAAAAGACCTAACTGCCAGTATAGAACTATCCGAAAAACGATTACTATGTGAAATTAAGACTATCCGAAACGATATCGGAGACCGTGTTAGTATGTTAGAAAAGTGGAAATGGTTAATCCTAGGTGGTTCCGTTGTCGTTGGATGGATACTATCAAAGAACTTTACTTATATAGTAAGTATGTTGTCCTAGACTTGACTTTTTGATCAACTTGTGTTATATTATAGTCTGTTATGTCAAGTTATATAGATTTAAAATTTATTACAAATATTTCAAGTAGATTAGGTCAGTTTAAAAAGAAGACTGATTACCTATTCAACTTTAGATGTCCTCATTGTGGAGACTCACAAAAGTCCAAAACAAAGGCAAGAGCATATTTTTACAGAGTTAAAAATGACATGTTCTTTAAATGTCACAACTGCGGACAAGGACAAAGTTTATCAAATTTCATAAAAGAAATTGATCCTAAGATGTATGAAGAATACCTTTTAGAGAGATATAAGAAATCGGCACCAGCGACACCGAAACCAGAGTTTGAATTTGAACCTGTAAAGTTTAAAGACCCAACTCTACTAGACAGTTTAAAAAAGATTAGTGGTCTGCCAGCAGATCACCCTGCTAGATTATATTGTGTGAATAGAAAAATACCTGAAAAGTATTTTGATATATTATATTTGTCTGAAAAGTTTATGACCTTAGTTAATAGGGTTAAACCTAATACATACAAAGTTACTAAAGATCAACCACGACTAGTAATACCTTTTTACGATACAAAGGGTGAATTCTTTGCCTTTCAAGGTCGTGCCTTTGGTAATGAACAACCAAAATACATAACAATTAAATTAGACGAAGATAAACAAAAGGTTTATGGTTTAGAAAGAGTTAACTTTCAACGTGAGATTTATATTGTTGAAGGACCTATTGATAGTTTATTTGTAGATAACTGTTTAGCTGCCGGTGGTGCTGATTTAGTTTTAAAAGATAAACTTCCTAATGATCAGGTCACCTATATATTCGACAACGAACCTCGTAATAGAGAAATTGTTAATAGAATGAGTAAAGTGATAGAACAAGAATTTAATATAGTTATATGGCCAGGCGACATGCGTCATAAAGACATCAACGACATGATTGTTGCAGGGTTGACAAAACAAGAGATTTCTGATATTATAAGTAATAACACTCACTCAAAGTTGAGTGCTCTTACACAACTAAATCATTGGAAAAAAATATAAAAGGGGAAATACATGGTAGATAAGCAGGAAATAAACGTAGTAAAACGAGGTGTAAGAGGAAAAGAACCCCTTAATATAGACAAGATACATGATATGGTAGAGTATGCCGTTGAAGATATAAAAGGTGTATCATCAAGTCAAGTTGAAATGAATAGTGGTCTACAATTCTATGATGGAATGACAACAGACGACATACAACAAATTCTAATTAAGTCAGCAGCTGATTTAATTTCACTAGACAATCCAAACTACCAATATGTGGCAGCCAGATTGTTACTATACTCATTAAGAAAACAAGTTATAGACAAACTTTGGGATCACCCACACATTTACGACCATGTAAAAAAAGGTGTAGAGATAAAAGTATATGATGAAAATATTTTAAAATGGTATGATAAAAAAGATTTCGATAGAATGGAAAACTGGATTAACCATGAAAGAGATTATACTTTTACATATGCCGGATTAAGACAAGTAATAGACAAATATTTAGTACAAGATAGATCAAATAACAATGTATTTGAAACACCTCAAATGATGTATATGATGATCGCTGCTACGGTATTTTCTCAATATTCAAAAGAAAAGAGAATGACTTATGTTAAAAAATACTATGACGCAATTTCACAATTCAAAATTAATATTCCAACTCCGGTTATGGCAGGTGTTAGAACTCCACTTAAACAGTATGCTAGTTGTGTTCTGGTTGATGTTGATGACACTTTGGACAGTATTTTTTCTAGCGATATGGCTATTGGAAGGTATGTTGCACAAAGGGCTGGCATTGGTATTAATGCTGGTAGAATACGAGGTATCAATGCGAGGATACGAGGAGGTGAAGTACAACACACCGGCGTTATTCCTTTCCTTAAAAAGTTTGAAGCAACAGTTAAATGTTGTACTCAAAACGGAGTTAGAGGCGGTTCTGCTACTGTTCATTTTCCTATTTGGCACCAAGAGATAGAAGATATTATTGTTCTTAAAAACAATAAAGGTACAGAGGATAACAGAGTTAGAAAATTAGATTATTCAATTCAATTATCAAAACTATTCTATGAAAGATTTATCAACGAAGAAGAAATAACTTTATTCTCACCACATGAAGTGCCTGAACTATATGAGGCATGGGGAACACCAGAGTTTGACGATCTGTATATAAAAGCTGAAAGAAAAACAAGTGTAAGTAAAACAAAAATATCAGCACAACAATTATTTGGTAGTATTCTAAAAGAGAGAGCAGAAACAGGTAGAATTTATATAATGAATATAGACCACTGTAATACTCACTCATCATTTAAAGACTTGATTAGAATGTCTAACCTTTGTCAGGAGATTACATTACCTACTGATCCTATCGACCATATAGATGGTGACGGAGAGATTGCCTTGTGTATTCTATCTGCCATCAATGTAGGAACAATAGATAAGAGAGACGAACTAGAAAGTTTATGTGAGTTAGCAGTAAGAAGTTTAGATGAAATTATAGATCATCAACAATATCCTGTTAAAGCTGCCGAAATATCTACAAAGGCGAGAAGAAGTTTAGGTATAGGTTATATTGGCCTTGCTCACTATCTTGCTAAAAAAGGTTATACATATGACCAAAAATTAGCATGGCGTCAAGTTGATAAACTTACAGAGGCGTTTCAATATTATCTATTAAAGGCAAGTAATGAATTGGCAAAAGAAAAAGGTCAATGTGATTACTTTCATAAAACAAAATATTCTGATGGTATCTTACCAATAGACACTTACAAGAAAGAGGTAGATGAGGTTGTAACCAGAAATCTATCTTACGATTGGGAGTGGTTGAGGAAAGAAATCAAAGAGTCGGGTCTACGACATAGCACTTTATCGGCTCAAATGCCATCTGAATCCTCTAGTGTGGTATCTAATGCTACTAATGGTATTGAACCACCTAGAGATTATTTAAGTGTTAAGAAAAGTAAAAAAGGTCCATTAAAACAAGTGGTGCCTGATTACAAAAGACTAAAAAATAATTACACTTTATTATGGGACATGAAGTCGAATGAGGGATATATAAATGTGGTTGCCGTAATGCAAAAGTATTTCGATCAGGCAATATCAGGTAATTGGTCATACAATCCAGAGAACTACGAAGACAATCAGGTTCCTGTATCTGTAATGGCACAAGACTTATTAACAACTTATAGATTAGGTTGGAAAACAAGTTATTATCAAAACACATATGACGCTAAAAAAGATATTGACGAACCAGCACACCCAATTGGTTTTAAAGATAATGTACCGGAAGAACCAATAATCGAAGATGAGGATCCAGAGAACTGTGACTCTTGTTCAATTTAATAAAGGACTAAATAAACTACTATGGCAAAATCAGTATTAAACAAAAGTAAAACAGTAGATTTCACAAAACAACCTATGTTTTTTGGTGAAGATTTACAAATACAAAGATACGACACAATGAAGTATCCTATATTTGATAAGTTAACACAACAACAGTTAGGTTATTTTTGGAGACCTGAAGAAGTATCTTTACAAAAAGACAGAAACGATTACCTAGATTTAAGAGAAGAACAAAAGTTTATCTTTACATCTAATCTAAAGTATCAGACTATGTTAGACAGTGTTCAAGGTAGAGGTCCGTGTTTAGCATTTTTACCTTTTGTATCATTACCAGAGTTAGAAGGTGCCATTGTAGCATGGGACTTTATGGAGACAATACATAGTAGAAGTTATACATACATCATTAAAAATTTATACTCACAACCAGGTGAAGTATTTGATACTATTATAAAAGATGAAAAGATAGAAAAGAGAGCAAATTCAGTTACAAAAACTTATGATGACCTTATCAAAATGGGTTACCAATGGACACTAGATAAGTCTAAAGTTGATATGTATGAACTAAAGAAAAAATTATATCTTGCTATGGTATCAGTAAACATACTAGAGGGTTTAAGATTTTATGTATCATTTGCTTGTAGTTTTGCCTTTGGTGAATTAAAGAAACTAGAGGGTTCTGCTAAGATCATTTCATTTATTGCTAGAGACGAAAGTCAACACTTGGCAATGTCACAAAGAGTTATTAATAATTGGAAAGATTATGAAAACGATAAAGACTTTCTAAAGATTATAAAAGAAACAGAAAAAGAAGTATATAATATGTATGATGAGGCAGTACAGGAAGAGAAACGTTGGGCAACCTATCTGTTCTCTAAAGGTTCTATGATAGGTCTATCAGAAAAACTGTTGCATCAATTTGTAGAGTTTACGGCAAATAGAAGAATGAAAGGCATACAACTAACACCTGCTTATGACCAAAAAACTAATCCATTACCATGGACAGATCATTGGTTAAACAGTAGATCAACACAGAATGCTCCACAAGAAACAGAAATAGAAAGTTATGTTATTGGTGGAATAAAACAAGACGTTAAAAAAGATCAATTTAAATCCTTTAAATTATAATGATAGAAAAAAGAGAAAAAACCTGTTCCAGTTGTGAGACTAAATACTATATACAATGGGATATTGAGGTACAAGACCTTGAACCATTGACTTGTCCATTTTGCGGACATGAAGTAGAGGAAGTACCTAATAATGATGAAGACACAATCTGGACAAACGAATCCGAAGACGATAATTGGAATTGATTATAGTTTAACAAGTCCTGCTATTTGTATCACAACTGATTTTGTATTTGAAAAAAGTAAGTTTTATTACTTGACAAGTAAGAAGAAGTATATTGGTGCCATGGCGAAAAATATTACTGGATTTGAACACAAAGAATACGACACACCTATTAGACGATTTAGTCAAATATCCGATTGGGTATATGAACTGATAGAGGACACCATACACACACAACAACTAGTTTACATAGAGGGATATTCCTTTGGATCAAAAGGAAGAGGTATATTCCAGATAGCAGAGAACTGTGGTATTCTAAAGTATAGACTACAACAGATGACGATAGACTATGAGACCGTTGTTCCTAGTGTAGTAAAGAAAGGTGCCACTGGAAAAGGTAATGCTGATAAAGATATGATGTATGAATCCTTTTCTAAAGAAACAAACACAGACTTAAAGAAAGTATTTGATACAGTAAAGGTTACCAACCCTATATCAGATATAGTTGATAGTTATTATATAGCAAAAGTTGGTTATAATAATACCACAATTTAGACCAGGAACGAGTAAATCCCTCTGGAAACAGTAAAACTCCCCCTTCACTAACGAAAAACCCTTA